CGTGACCGGAGCGCCGCCGGCGAACGTGATGGTCGACGTGGTGTTGTCCAGCTCGGCGGAGGTCAGATCGGTCTCGGTAAGAGCCACGACGCTGGCCGATTTGGTGCCGCGACAAGCTGCCTCAATGAAATCGAAATACGTTGCCGGGCTGAGCTCGCCAGAGATCGATCCGGTAACGCGCTTGACGCCGTGGCGAAAGTCCTGAATTTGCCGATCGGTGCGAACCTCGTTCGACTGATAGGTGTCCTTCGCGAGTTTCAGCGAAGACGACACGCGGCGCAGGATCTGCCCGCCAGTTGCGGCTGGATCGGTCGACGAAACCGGCTGTGAGTTCGACGAGATGACGCCCGTCGAATAGGCTTTATAGCGAATTGATGCTTGTACGCCTTCGGCGAGAGACATCTGTTCTTCTCCATCTAAGGGAATGCGCCGTCATCTCGACGGGGCGGTGGTTACGGCGTCAGCCGATTTGGTCGAATTCGATCTGAACCTCTGCAATGGCGCAGAGGTAGTTGTTGACTTCGTTAGGAAAGCCGGGAGGCGCGAGGTTTGATCCCGGACCTACCGGGATGACATCAGCCGAGTAACAAGAAATCGTCGCGTCCCTGAAACTGCGCAGCCGCGCCGCGATCGTTTCAGCTTGCGCCATGACCGGCGCCATACCATTCGCCCCAGTGGGCGGCGCGAAGACATAAGCCTCAAGCGTTGCGCGATTGCGATACAGGTTTGACCCGGCACCGCCCCCGAACGCCGCCAGTCTTGAACCTTCGTTATTGAAAACGAGATAGGCAAACGCAGCCGGCGTGTCCGGCAGCGTCGGCGCGTCGTCACCGTGCCAATAGAGCGTCAGTGACAGGCTGCCACTCTCAAGCCTGCTCCGAACCGCTGCCAACGCCTCGCCAGCGGTTACGCTCACCCGCCCACCTGCAATTCAAGCGCGATCAACGTTCCCCCAATGCGCCTGGTGTTGTCGTCGACGGCCTTGATCGAGAGTTGCTTGCCGCCAACCACAACCTTGTCGTTTGTCGTGATCGGAAGTAGTGATGTTAGTGTGTCGACCAGCGTAATCACCTTACGGTCGCCCTGGACGATCGGGCCCACCAGTTCTTTCGGCTGGTAACCCATCACCCTAGCGCGCACGGTCGTGTCGGTATAGGGCCGCGGCGTGCCCGTGCCCGTAAAGCGCCGAATCGCGATGTCTTCACCGATCTGGTCGATAAATTTCTGATGCTGGGCGAGCGCCTGCGCTGCGTTCATATCGGTATTCTGTAATTCGCAATCAGAGCCGTGACGGCTGCATTAAGCGCGGCGGTTGCCGTGCCCCCGACGCTGTATTTTTGCTCGCCTAGACCCTCAACGCGATCCGCCGACAGGAATGGGTTCTGCGCAGAGATCCAGCGCAGATGTGCCACCTGCAATGCAATCGCGCTCCGGATCGGCTCAGGAACAGCGCTGCCGGCATCTCCATAACCAGCGACGAAGGTAATCGTTACCGCGTCCTGCTGACAGCGCGTGGCGGGCCAGTTGGTGCCATAGACAGGAAAAATCGTTGCGAACGTGTCGGTCAGAGTGCGGTAAGCGCTTGAGCTTAGCGTCTGTGTTACGCCGGCCGTGTCCACATACGAAATAGATGAGATGGACTGTAATGGCGGTATCGGTAGAGTGATGGGGCAGTCATTGACTGCTATCAACGCGGGGTTTTCGAACCAATAATGCCGCTTTGTTCCCTGATAGAAGCCGGGAAGCGTGATCTTCCACGTCTGGGTAATCAGTGCCCGCCCAAGCCAACCGCCCCAACCGTCCAGTTGCTGGCGCGCCGCCGTGATTAGCGAACTCGCAAGACTGTCGGAGACCTCCGAGCCATAGCCAAGCCGCGCCTTCACCTCGGTCGCAGTTAGAGGCTCGACGGCCGGTGGGGTGACGAGGGTGACGCGCATTTATCGCTTCTTCACCGCGCGAGATTCAACCTTCGCGGGAGGCGCGACCGGCTCAATCTCAGTGGCCGGGAGCGCCTCAGCCCCACCGACACTGATCAGGCGAGCGCATTCATCCGCGTCAAACTCCGCGATATCGCCGGGCACATATTCAAAGTGCGGCCCGGTCATATATGCTTTCATCTTAACTTTCATGCGCCCTCACATAATGAAAAGCCGGGGCAAAGTGCCCCGGCCCTTCGCTTCGAAAGATCAGGAAGCCGCGTTGACAAACAGCTTCACCGAGCCGCCCACGTCAACGAAGTTGCCGCCGGAGCGCAACCACGCGAGGAAGCCGACCTGGCCGAGTTTGGTGTAAGCCGAGTCCGTGAACCGGAACATGGTTACATCCATCACGTCGCGGATCTTGTAGAACGAGAAGTCGCCGAACGCGATCGACTTGGCCGAAGCCGCCATCGTGGCAACGTCCTGGTTGATCTGGATCGGATAACCCAGCAGCATGTCTGGCGCACCGCCGGGAACGCCGGTCTCATAACCAGGGTTGAAGATCGGACGGGACTGACCGTCAACGATCTTGCGGATGACCTTCACCGAAGCGTCGTTCATCATGAAACGGCAGTTTCCGAGCGCACGATAGGCCGGGTCGACCGAGTGAACGAGGTCGATCAGGCTGGTATAGAGGATCGAAGTCACCTGCGAGGTGCTGTTCGCCGCAGTGACGCCAGTCGATGCTGCGGTGATAATGCCGTTTGGTTCGCTCGATCCGTCGCCAGCACCAGTCGTAAACTTCGTGTTGGTGATACGGCCGAGGCGCGTCACCAGACGCTGGCGAACGAACGCCTCAACGTCGACCGAACTGTCCTGCAGCAGTTCGAACGGAACGGCCACGATCTTGGACGAGAACTTGTAGACGTTCAGGGCAACAACGCCGAAGCTCAGATCGGCCGCGGTGGCGGTCGTGTTCTGGCCGATGATTTCGCCGGTCTCGGAGGTGCCGTCCGAGGTCGGGAAGTTGATGGTATTGCCCTGTGCGGTCTGGATGACATCCGCGACGGCGCGCATGCCACCATATTGCTTCAGTGCGTCGAGAACCTGGGTAGCGACATCCGTCTGCACGGTGTAGCCGCCCTGGCTGTTGGTGCTGGTTGACATGGTGTTGCGCACCGTCGACCAGTCTTCATTCGACAGCGCCGAGTCGCCGCCGCGCAGCCACTTGGCGAAGATTGCGGAGGCCGGGGACTTCTGGTCCTTCGCGACACGATCGGCGCGCTCGGCGATATGCTCGCGCTGGAAATTGTCGGCGGCCAGTTCATTCACCGCGACGATGCGCTTGATCTGCGCATCGAGCGCCTCAATCTCAGCCATGCCGGCGTCATAGATCGGCAGATCGACAGCGGCGTCCCACTTGTCCTTCGAAACCAACTCATTCAGCGCTTTGGCTTTCGCCGCGCGCTGTTCGCGTAGTGCCTGGATGCTCATAGAGCTACCTTTCCATAGGAGGTTGACCGCAGAAACGCGGCGTTATCTGACTTCGCGCGGCGAGCGCTTAGGCAGTGGTGAGGAGCAAACGCGCGGCGTGGATTCGCTGGCGTCGTCCGATATCGTCGGCGGGGTTTTCTGCGGCGGCAGGCTCTGGCGCGACAGTGGCTTCCACTGCCTCGATCTTCTCGGCGGGCTTCGGAGCTGCGGCAAACGCGCTCATGTCCCAAGCAGCCAGTGCTTTAGCGCTGGTGGGCTGCTCCGCGATTTCATCCGCCAATCCGGCGTCAATGGCCTCTTGAGGCGTAAACCATGTCTCTTTTGCCATTAAATCGGCGAACATTTTCGGTTCTTTGCCGCTCTTTTTGGCATAGGTATCGGCGAGCGTTGCGTCGATTTTCTCAAGCAGCGAAGCCGTGGCAAGCAAATCGTCGCTGTTCCCTACGCCGAGCGTCCAAGCCTTATGGATCATCATAAATGAGCCCGGCGCCATGATCGCCTTGGACGCAGCGACCGCGATCACAGACGCAGCCGACGCAGCGTAACCATCAATATGCGCGATCACTTCGCCGTCGTATTCCCGCATCGCCTGCGCCATCGCGACGGCGCCGAAAACGTCGCCGCCAGGCGAGTTGATGCGCAGATGAACGGGACCAGTCATCGCCTTCATTGCACCGGCGAAAGCCTGCGGAGAAACGCCGCCATAGAACGCAGCCTCATCATCCGACCCGCAAATCACGTCATATAGAAACAACGTGTTGCCTTCGGCCTTGAAGCTGCCGCGCTTTGCGTTGGCCGAAAGCAGATTGAACATTTGCCGGTTAAGCATTGCCCGTGGTGTCCTGTTTAGTTGCATCCGGGGACAAGCCCGGCCCCGGATTGATAGGCAATCCATCGCTGCCCGGCTTCTTCTTCAGCCGCAGCACCGAGCGAGCTTCATTGACGCTCATCAGCGCCGGCTCTCCGGCGCGGCCTACTGCGATGCGCAGAGATTCGTAGAGCGATTTCGTGTCAGCCCGCTCTAGGTCTGTGGTGTCGAATTCCGCCACCCGAGCGGCAGTGCGGAACATCTTTCGGTTAATCTCGTTCTGGAATTTATTCAGATGTTGCCGTAGCGTGTAGCGAACGAACCCGATGCCCATCGCTTCGACGCCGGAGCCCCAGGAAGTGGTTTTTTCGTTGTGGCCAATCATGAATGGCGGAACGCCATAGGCCCGCGCGATTTCCTCGATCTGGAATTGCCGCGTTTCCAGAAGCTGCATTTCCGAGATCGGGATCGACCACGTTTTGATGTCTAGCCCGCCCTGCAGCAGCATGGGGCGATGTGAGTTCTCCGGGTTGCGGTGCCGCTCATCAATAAGCCTGCTCATTTCCTCAACCTTTTCGGGGCTAAGGACTTGATCAGTTTTTAATGCGTAGTCGGGACGCGCTGAGTTAGCGAAGAAGTTGGCACTATAATCCTGCGTTGCGATTGCGACCGAGCCGGCCATCCGCAGCGCGTGGCGCAGCGGTGAAAGCCCGCGGAAGCCGTTGAAACCAAAACCGGCAACGTGCAGGATATCGTCTTGGTCATAAGTCCTGGTTTCGCCGACTGCCTGGCCGGAAATGCTCTCCGGAAATATCCGGTACACCAGCCGCGAAAGATCGGTAGAGATCGCAACGACAACGCGGTACGGGTGAACCGGCTCAAGACCGTTCGGCGTTCCCGCCGGATCGCGCTTGATTATTGCGAACGCATCGCCATGCAACAGCAAGGACTGAACGAGGAATTCCCAGCCGCTTGCGGCCGACCACCGCGGCCCCATCTCTTCATTCAGGACCCACCACAAATTATCATTGTGCAGAAGGTCGCGCTCGCCGTCGGCGATATTGCGCTTGTAGATGTTGACGGGCAGAGCGGAGATAGCGCCAGCGATCAGATTGACGCAGGCATAAATCGCGGAAACCGTCAGCGCCGTAACTTCGGTTGGCTGCGGCAGTTTCTTGACCGGCGCGAACATATCGCCGGCCAGCGTCTGCGAGTCCTGCGAATAGTATTCTGCCGGGGATATCGAGTTTTCGACACCGCCCATCCAGTTCGCAAGCCGCGTCCAAATGCTCATAAGAAAACCAACCCCGCTTCAGGCTTTGCTTTCGCCCTGTCGCGGGCTTTGAGACCACAAACCATCGTTAGCGCGACCGCAGGGTCGATACGAAAACGCGCCTTGTCCTTGTCGAGTTTGCGGTTTCCAGCCGGGTCCATTGTCGCGACGGCGTTTGCCATTGCCCACGTCAGAACCGGATTTGAAGGATGCTCTATCTTGCGGTCGACGACTTCCAACTCAAGCGCATCAATCGCCGGAGCCATGTCCTTGAAACCTTGGCCCCACGGGATCAGGCGCAAGCCTGAACCCTGTTTCTCCTGGCCCTTGTCTTCCCACGCCTGCAAGCCGATGCGGTCGAACTCGCGCAACAGATCGGCAATGCGCCATCGATCATAAGCGAGCCCGCGAACCGTGTAGGCTTGCGATAACTCGGCGATCTTCATCGCAACCACTGCCGGGTCGATAGTTCGGCCCGGCGAAACAAGCAGATGGCCTTGCTCGCGCCACTGCCCATAACGGTTATTTCCGGAACCAAAATCCCGGTTGCTGTGCTCGCCTAAAAGGTCTTCCGGTTTCCAGATGAAAGCGCGGACCTTGGTTTTGTCTCCGGCGCTACCCATGACAAGCGCGGTAAGGTCGACCACCGCCGACATATCCAGCGCCAGATAGACCTCTTCCTTTTCCGCGAAATCCGCCGGGCCGGCACAGGCCACCCATTCCCGCCGTGAGATCAAGGACGCGATCGGCGCAACGCGCTGGTTTAGATACAGATTGCGGAATTTCGGCTCCTCGGCCGGCATCCGCTCCGCTTTATCCGCAATCGCCTTCAGGTCCGCGAGTGACCGGAAGTCGCCTAGCGCCGGGTTAGCCTTCTTCCAAACCCGCGGATCGAAAATGTCCTTACAATCTTCTGGGACTTCATAGAGATGGCAGACGATGCGAGGATCTTTCGCACCAAGACCGTCATCAATAAGCTTCGACAGAATATGTTCTGGATCGTTTGACTGCGTAGAGATGACCACAAACAGCGGCTCGGAACGAGCGCCCATCGAAGTGTCGAGAACATCGTACAGTTCCCGGTTCTTCGCCTGCGCCAACTCGTCAAAGATGACGAATGTCGGGTTTAGACCGTGCTTTGTCCCGCTCTCGCTGGACATCGCCCGATAGAAACTGCCGTTCGCATAGCAAGCGATGGTCTTCGTGGAATCGACGCACCGCAGAATGTCGCTCAGTTCCGGATCTGCGCGCACGATCTGCGCAGCCACCTTGTAGACCTGTGCCGCCTGCTCGCGGTCGTTGGCGGCGGAATAGATTTCCCCGTTCGGAATCGACTCCGGCCCAACCAGATGAACCAGCACCAGCGCTGCAATCAGCGCGGTCTTACCGTTCTTACGGGCGATCGATAGAATCGCGCGGCGAACGCGCCGGAGAAGCTTACCGCCGCTAGTAACGTGCGGCTCGTAAATATCCCGGATAAACTTCTTCTGCCACTCACGGAGACGAAACCGGCCGCCCTGCCCCTCACCCGAGGGGACGACTAGCTGCTCAATGAAGGCGATAACCCGCTCTGCCCGATCAGCCCTGCGAACTTGCTTTTCTTTTGTTTGGCGCCCGGCAGCTTGAGCGCGGCCCGGCTTTTTGGATCGAGTCCGAGCCGATCGCCCAGACTCGCCATCAGCGCCGCCTGTTTGTTTAGAATTGCGATCCACGGACTTTGCGCCTCAGCGCCATTATCGCCGACCTTGTACACATGCTTGAAAGCGGGATCGTTGATCTTATGGGCGGCTAGTTTGTGCAGCGCCCAAGCAGTTGCGAAGGCGGAAAGGATGAAGCTATCTAGTGCCGAGTAGATACTTGAGGGCATCGACTGCTTGATAACCTCAATGCAGCCGCGGGCGTCGTCGGAAAGATGCTCGGGGATGAATGGCTCGCCCAAAGCCTCGATTCCGCTCTCCTCAATCACCCGTTTTCCGGGGTTGCCCTCAAGCTTTGCGAGTGCCGCCAGCTTTGGCTTCGGTCCCCTCTTACCCAAAACGACCCCCTAACCGAAAACTTGCGGCGTCTAACATGCTTG